ATGAAGAAAAGAGTCACCCCAGAGTGGATCCACGATCTCGCCCCCAACGAGGTCTTCGTCTTCGGCAGCAACCTCGGCGGAATGCACGGAGGCGGTGCGGCCCGGATTGCCTACCGCTGTTTCGGAGCCAAGATGGGAGTGGGCGTAGGCCTGCAGGGACAGAGCTACGCCATCCCGACGATGCAGGGAGGCCCGGAGACCATCCGACCCTACGTCGATGAGTTTATAGACTTTGCGCGCCAGCATCCCGAGACGACCTTCCTCGTCACCCCCATCGGCTGCGGCATAGCCGGCTTCACCCCCGCCGACATCGCCCCGCTCTTCCAGGACGCGGTGGAGGTGGAGAACGTCTGGCTGCCCGAGAGTTTCTGGCATTTGCTGAGGACACAAGCATGAGATTCAACCTACAGTTCAATCTCTCGCTCAGCAAACTGTTTCTCATGATCAGAAGCGGGAGCCGCCGCATCATCCTGCGATACGACTTAGCAGCACGCCTGTCGCGGATCGTGCGGTGCGCCCCCCTGCGCCAACTGTTGAATAAATGGAAAACCAAGTGCTGCAAAAACAAAACATCATGAAAACGAATCGAGTACTGCTCACTTTTCTGCTGGTGGTAATGGCCTTGTGTGCCCACGCCGGCGACAACAATTCCGCGCTTCGCAAGTCGATAGCGATGGCCAACGCCATGTGTCCCGTCTCCCTGGGAGCGATGGGCGAGATGACCTCCATGGTCTACGAAAAGGGCGACCTGATCATTTCCTACGCCCTCAACGAGGACGTGATCAGCGCCGAGACCCTCAAAAACAACAAGGAGATGGTGCGCCAGAATGCCACCACCATGGTCCGCAACGCGACGGGCGACCTCAAGACCACGTTCGACCTGCTGGCCAGCGAGGGCGCGGGACTGGTCATGAAATATATCGGCAAGCAGTCGAAGGCGAAGTTTACGATACGCTTCACGGCGGAGGAGATACTGCGCGCCTCGATCGCTCCCGAGGAGGCGAGAGACCCCATGGCCGCGCTGAAGAGCCAGATAGAGGTGGGCAACGCCATGCTGCCGACCAAGATCGCCGATGGCATGGAGATGACCCGCGCCTATCTGGAGGACGACTACCTGTTCTATGAGGTGACGGTGGACGAGGATCTCCTCTCGATCGCCAATATCAAGAGCAATCGACCCACCCTGAAAAAGAACATCTTGGCGGTCTTGAACAGTGACGACGTCTCCACGAAAGCCCTCAAGGACTTATGCAAAAGCGTGAACGTGGGCATCGCCTACAAATACGTCGGCAAGGACTCCCGACAAACGGCGACCGTCAGGATCACGCCCGCGGAACTGTAAGCCTCCGCGCTGCTTTATCTATTAAAGAAACTTAAAATATCATTCCGATATTTGTTTCTTTCAAAAGAAAGCACTAATTTTGCAGCCCGTAAGCGAACATGGCTTCAACGCACATCGCAGCTTCTACAAAGGAAAGGTGCTCGAGTGGCTGAAGAGGCACGCCTGGAAAGCGTGTAACCGTCTAAAGCGGTTCGGGGGTTCGAATCCCCCTCTTTCCGCTGAATTAGGAAGGGTTTTTACCCTTCCTTTTTTGCGTTTTGGTAGCTTAAATGGTTGGTTTTTAAGCGTTTATAATTTCTTTTTCTTTGTCGGATTGGGTTCGATTTCTGTATAAGGGGATAGTGTTCTGTCTTCGATATATTGCTATATATTGCGATGTACTGCGATATACTGCGGTTTACGGGGTACATTTGTTGTACACGAGAAACGGGAATGTTGTACACGGAAAGATAGAAGAAAAATCGAAGAACGAAAGAAAGAAAAAGTAAATAAAGAAATCAATCAAGAAAGAAAGGATAAGGATATGGAAAAATTACCGAGTTTCAGCTGGTGCTTTGACCGGCGAGGAACGCTGGCGACGACGGGTGTGGCCAGTGTGGAGATGCGTGTGTCGTATATGCGCAGGTGCAAGGTGATGGCTACAGGGGTAAGGCTGGGCCGTGGCGAATGGCGTGACGGTCGCGTGGTGAAGCGGGGGGACGCTGTAGCGCTGAACAGGGTGCTGGAGCGGATGCGCGGGGACGTGCTGCGCGTGCTGGATGAGATGATGGAGGAGGGGATGGTGGATATCATGGCCATCCCGGATAGGATGGCGAGGATGAAGGGGGAGGGTCGGACGTTCCTGGAGTGGTGCCGTGAGCGGGCCGAGGTGAGGAAGTACGGACGGGCTGCGGACAGTCAGGAGCGGTATGACCGGTTTCTGAGGTGGTTCTCGGCGTGGGGCGGTATTCGCTATTTCTCGGACGTGACGGACCACGGCGTGCTGGCGATGGATGCGGCGCTGAAGGAGAAGGGGATGACGGACTACTCGAAATGGAATAACTACCACCGCTTCCTGAACTCGTTCATACTGGATGCGATGGCGGCTGGGCTGCTTCGACGGAATCCCTATAAGTGGGTGAATATTCGGAAGGACAAGGAGAGCCACGGCTTGCATAAGTACCTGACACTGGAGGAGCTCCGACGGGTGGAGACGGCGCGGATGGGGACTGAGAGCCTGGAGCGGGTGCGGGACCTCTTCGTGTTCCAGTGCTACACCTGTCTGGCTTATCATGATTTGGCCGCATTCGACGCGGGCAGGTTGGTGGACGTTGGCGGCGGCAGGTGGTCGTATAGTGGCGAGCGTGGGAAGACTGGGAAGGAATACTCATTTTTGCTGCTACGGCCCGCTGTGGCCGTGCTGGAGAAGTATGGGTGGCGGCTACCTGTGCTCTCTAACGTGAAGTATAACGAATATTTGAAGGTGGTGGCGCAGACGGCTGGGGTCGATAAGCCTATCACGAGCCACTGGGCACGCCATACGGGGGCCACGGTGCTGCTGAATGCTGGGGTGGACATGGAGACGGTGGCGCGTGTGCTGGGCCATAGCTCGACGCGGGTGACGCGGACGACCTATGCGCGGCTGCTGGATGATACGGTGGTGAGGAAGATGCTGGAGGCTGAGCGAGAGATCGGTATCAAGAAGGACGGGAGGGGATAGGTGTGGTGATCTGATGCCGTTTTCTTGGTTTTCTCGATTATTTTTCGTATTTTTGCAGAAATAAAAAGTAAAGAAAAGCCGAGATGAGTGACACCCCTTCTACTTCCCAGACTGAGAGACCTGCGAGCGACGGAGATGCGCGGCAGACTGATGGTGCGAGCGTAGTACGGCGCAGGGAGTATCGGACGCACCGAGTTAGTTTCCGAATATCGGATAGCGATTTTCAGATTTTTTGCCAGTTGAGCGAGCGTGGCGGGTTCCATTCGCTGAGCGGCTTTCTGAGATATTTGGCCTATTGCGCCGTGCGGGCCGCTGGCGGCGACATGACGGACGAGATACCCGAGGGCGTGCTGCGGGTATTCAAACGGACGTATGACTACGACACCGAGACACTTGCCGCCGCCGTGAAGCTGGTGGAGGCTGGCCGTGTGGGCATGGGTGATGGCGAGGTGCTGCCATCGGTGGAGGATGAGGTCGGCGGGATGTTCCGGGAGTTGGCCGACGAGGGAGCGGAGCGGATGTTCCCGGGCGACGTGAACTGGCGAAAATAGGCGGGAGAAGTCGAGGGCGTGGGGCTGATCAGCTCGCAGGGGTCGCTATTCGTTGCCGTTTTCTGCTGGCCGTTTTTACTGGAAGTCTTCACTACTTACGGCCGTTTTGCTGGAACGCCTCACTATCGTAGGGCTTTTGCTGGAACGTCTTGCCATCTGCTGGCCGCTCGCTGAGCCGTGGCGGGTGCCTATTCTCGGTGGATGTGCCTATCTATATGAGAACAGGAGGCAAGACAGAGCAGAGCAGCGGGAACGCGGACGGACGCGGGAAGGCTGGACAGGCGGGCCGTCGTGGCGGTGGTGGACACTGGCGGGGCGGCAAGCGAAGGAAGGAGTATAAGCGCATTATTCACTCGAAGCGGTGGCACACGCTGCGCATGGCCTATATCGGCTCGCATCCGTTTTGCGAGGAGTGTATGGCCCGTGGCATCATGGACCAGCCTGCCGAGGAGGTGCACCACGTGCGGCCTATCGGTACGGGCAGGAGCTGGGAGGAGATGTGCGCGCTGGCTTATGATGCTCATAATCTGCGAAGCCTCTGCCACGACTGCCATGTGGCGGCCCACCGTCGGCAAAGGAAGGAGGGGAAGGAGCCGAGCGAGGACGTGAAGGCGTGGTTGGAGCGGTTCCTGCACGTCTGAAAGGGCGTGTGGAATGGGCTATTGTGTGGGCCGGGAACGGCAAAAGGCGTGCCGATAATGGCCAAAAGCGTGCCGATAATGGCGTTTTTTGTTCCGAAAGCGGCCATAATCGGCCATAATCGGCTATAAACGGTCGGAAATGGCCGATCCATGGGCGACGAGCGGACGTGGTGGACATCTTTAACTTTCAAACGGGAAAGATATGGGAATGAACGAAGAGAAGCGGCACTATGTGCTGGAGATTCGGGAGCGGATGGAGGCCCGCGGGCTCTATGATGAGAGCCTGGAGCCCGCCATCGGCGTGCTGGCTGGTCTGCTATGCCGTCTCGACACCATCCGGGAGAGTATAGCCGAGGAGGGCACGATGCTGACCGTGGTGAGCCGTGAGGGCAATCCGAGGACGATTCTGAATCCTGCCGTGTCGGCTGAGATACAGTGTACGGAGGAGATACGGAAGTATTTCCGAGACCTCGGCCTGTCCGTGGCGAAGCCTGCGGGGTTTGTGAACCAGGAGAAAGACGCGCGGCCCAGGAGCGGGGACCGGTTGGTCAGTCTGATGGAAGGACTGGGCGGCCAGAAGCCCACGCTCTACAAGCGCAAGGACAAGAACTGAGCAAGGACTGAGGGGGAAGCTATGACGGACGACGAGAAGCAGCGGGAGCGGGAGGCGAAGGCCGCGTGTGCTGGCTGGTTGCAGGACTGCGACCTGCCGGGCTATCATCTGGGGCGCATCGACCGCCGTCTGCTGGACTATGCGAAGAGCCTGGCGGGGCATCCCGAGCGGCATAATCTCTACGAGCTGCTGGGGCTTCGTCGGTTTTTGCTGATGCTGGAAAAATACGACTTTCGGATAGACAAATACAAGCAATTCGCAGCGTTTTACGAGCAGCTGAAATTCAGCGGCGTGAGGGGTAGGCAGAGCTATCGGCTGACGCCCGTGCAGGTGTTTCAGTTTGCCAACATCATGGGCTTCTATACGGACGAGACGCACCGACTGTTTCACGACGTGCTGCTCTTCGTGCCCCGTAAATTCTCGAAGACCACGGAGGTGGCCAGTCTGGCCGTCTATGACCTATTGTTTGGCGACCGGAACTCGCAATGCTACACGACGGCCAACACCTACCAGCAGGCGAAAATCTGCTTTGATGAGATCAGGGGCGTGCTGAGGGGCATGGATCCAGGGCTTGGCCATTTCAAGCTGAACAGAGAGCTGGTGAGCTGGAAGGACAGCGGACTGCGGGAGAGCTTTATCCGATGTTTGGCGAGCAACGCCGACAAGCTGGACGGCCTGAACGCCTCGACCGTCATCAACGACGAGTACAGTCAGGCCGACAGCGCGGACCTCTACAACGTGCTCACGACCTCGATGGGCATGAGGGAGAACCCGCTCGTGGTGACGATCACGACGGCGAGCGACAAGGTGGAGAGCCCCTTCGTGGCGATGCTGGAACATTGTAAGAAGGTGCTGCGGGGCGAGACGGACGACGATAGGACGTTTGCCCATTTGTTCATGCCCGATGTGGATGACGAGGAGGGCGACGTGCAGACGTGGCAGAAGGTGCAGCCACACCTCGGAATCACCGTGAAGGAGGGTTTTTACGACGACATGTGGCGGAAGGCGCAGAGCAGCGCGGACGACATGAGGGCCTTCCGGACGAAGCTGCTGAACGTCTTCGAGACGGGCACGATGGAGACGTGGATCAAGGGCGAGGTGATACGAAGCCACTACAGACGTGTGGAACTGGGTGCGCTGGGGTATCGGCCCGAGTGTCAGGTGGCGGTCGATCTGAGCGTGCGTGACGACTTCTCCGCCGTCTCGTACTTCCTGCACTTGAAGGACGCCGAGGGCGGCCACATGATCACCGACTACTATATCCCGCGGCAGACGCTGGAGAGCCATGTGAACCGTGTGATCTATGCGAAATGGGTAGCGGAGGGGTATATGAATGTATGTGGGGAGGAGACGATCGACTACGAGCAGATAGCCCGCGACATCTTCCAGCGAGGCAGCCAGCTGCGCATCCTTCGCATCGGCTTCGACCCCAACCGGGCGCAGACGTTCCAGAACACGCTGCGGGCGACGGGCGGCGGGCCGTACATGCAGGCCTATAAGCAGACCAACTACTATTTCACCAGGGCCGTGGAGGGTACTGAGGAACTATTGTATAACGACAAACTTACCTTTGACCCGAATCCGATCAACGCTTATTGCTACGACAACGCCGTGCTGGACGTGGATAAAATGGGTAACAAGAAGCCGATGAAGAAGCAGCAGAAGGCGAAGATAGACGGGTGCATCACGGGCACCATGGCGATCGGGCTGAGTATCGAGCAGGTGAGAAGCAGCATGGAATAGGAAAAGCCCCCGTAAATGGGGGCTCTTGCTCTCTCGGCCGTTTGGGAAATGGCCGTTACTTGTCGAGATCTTCCAACCATTTTTTGCCCGACTTCGTGTGGAGCCATGCGTAGAATGCTCCTGCGATGATCGAGCCTAAACCGAATACCAAAGTCAGTCCGTTCATGATGTTTTTTATTTAAAAATTCTGTATCCGATGGCAGCTAAAAGCGTCGTGAGGAGGGCTCCTAATACTATTGCTATTATGCTGCCAGTATTTTTATTAACGACGGCAGGCGATAGGCCGCCTACGACAAAACCTGCAAAAGCCAGTTTTGAGAGGTCGAGGAAATAGCAGCCTATTTTCTCCCGTCTCGTTTTAGCCCGTTCTTTTTCTTCTTTCTGTGTTACCATACTTCTCGCTCTATTTTGCAAAGATAAGTGTTTCGTGTTGTCTTCGCAAATGTTGTGGCGTACTTTTTGGATTATTTTACAAAATAGGGATAAAATGAGGGGAAAATGGGCGAGAAGAGGGGGAGAAGGTGGTGGTGGCGCCTATTTAGTGGTATTTTCCGAAATGGAAAAACCCAGTAAAAAAGAATGGGAAAAAGAAAAAGCACCATGTGGGGAATGTTCCGAGAGGCCGCCGTGTCCGTTCTGAGAGACGTGACGGGCGGTGGTGGCGGCACGATAGAGCGTGCCCCCGGGCTTCTGCCTGTCGGTACTATCCTCGGACTTGATGATATGGTCGATGCCTATACGGCCAGCAGCGTGGCGTGTGTGAAGCGGTGTGTGGAGATCAAGGCGGGCAGCGTGGCCAGTCTTGGGCTTCATGCTCTGCGCCGACGCATGGAAGACGGGCGGACGTGGTATGAGGATGCTGAGGGCACGATGGCCGACCGCTTGCTCTCGGAACGTCCGAACCCGCGGCAGACGGGCTTCGACCTGCTTTGGCAGGTGGTCTATCAGCGGGAGATGTACGGCAACGCCTATATCGTGCCCGTGTATCGTGGGGGCGTGCTGAGCGCTCTGTACTGCGTGCCATCGGACTGCTCGGTGAGCTATGACCGCCTGCGCGGCGTCTATACGGTGAGCGACATCTACGACGGCATCGAGGGCGAGTACTTGCCCGACGAGATCATCCATATCCGGAGCTATTGCCGGGACGGCTTCATGGGCACTCCCGTGACTGAGCTCGCCTCGCTGGTGCTGAGCAACGCGCGGAAGGCCTACAAGCAAGAGGGGGAGATGTTTACCCCTGGCAGCACGCTCCGCGGCTTCATTACGGGCGAGGACACCGTGCAGGTGGGCTATGGAGGCGCTACGGACAAGCAGCTGAAAGGCGTGACGCAGCGCATCCGTGAGGCCATCGGGAGCGGTCAGAACCTGAACTTCCTGCCGGGTACGATGAAGTTTGTGCAGACGGGCATGACGCCCAGCGACCTCCAGTTGCTGGACAGTATGAAATTTATCAACATGGAGATTTGCCGATTCTTCGGCGTGCCTCCGATGCAGGTTTTCCAGGACACGAACGCTAACTACAGTAGTACGGAGAGCAGTCAGACCATCTTCATGACCAGCACGCTGGCGCCGCTGATGCGTCAGATCGAGAGCGAGGTGACGGAGAAGCTCTTCGGCGGCGACGGCCACATGCGGGCCCGCTTCCGCATCGACGACTACTATCAGACCGACCCGTCAGCCCAGGCGACGGCCCTGTCGCAGCTCATACAGACGGGCGTGATCACGCCCAACGAGGCGCGCGCCCGCATGGGCTACCGTCCGCTGGAAGGTGGCGACGACCTCGTGGCCAATGGCAGCCTGGCGAAGCTCGGAGCGGGCAACAGTAAGGAGTAGGCGGCAGGGGTGGTGCCTATTTTTGAAGAATATACCAATAAGAAAAAGAAGACAATGGAGCAATATAGATACTACACTCGGACGGTGCTTCGTGCACAGGCCGACAGTCGGCAGATCGAGGGGCGCGTATTCCTGTACGGTTCTCGCTCGGTGCTGCTTCCCGACTGGGACTATGGCAGCGTGTTTGAGGAGATCACTCCTGGCGCCCTGAGCGAGGACGTGGTGCGGAGCAGCGACATCGTGGCCTGCCTGAACCATGACCCCGGCCAGATGCTGGCCCGCAGCATGGACGGGAAGGGCAGTCTGCGGCTGGAGCTTGACGAGGATGGCCTGCTGATGCGCTTCGACGCTGCCAACACGCTGTGGGGAGACTACGCCCTGGAGAGCGTGCGGCGTGGCGACTTTGCCGGGATGAGCTTCGGATTCTATGCCGACAAGGACACGTTCTCCTACTCGAAGGAGAAGGACCAGGACGGGAAGGAGTACTACGTCCGCCACCTGGACAAGATCAGCAGGATGTTTGACGTGAGCATCGTGACCCATCCCGCCTATCCCGCCACGAGCGTGAAGCAGCGCAGCGCTGGCGTGAGGGACGGTCTGCTGGCCGCTGGCCTGATCGAGGCTGAGGAGCCCGCCCTGGTGCGTGGCGACTATGACACTATCGGCGCATGGCTTCGCCGTACTACATAAATTCACCAAAACAAAAACAAAGACAGAAATGACAAGAGAAGAGTACATGGCGGCCATCCGCCGCCGCAGTGAGATTCGCCAGGAGATGGAGACGCTCCAGCAGACCCTGGCCCGCGAGAACCGCGACATGACCGACGCCGAGCGCCAGCAGTTTGCTGCACTGAGAGCCGAGGACGACGCGCTGATGGTCGGCTGCGTGCAGTATGAGAGCGAGCGCAGCAGCGAGCGCAGCCGCCAGTTTGAGGAGCAGCGCGCGCAGGACAGCCAGGAGGCAAACTTCGGCCGCCTGCTGAGAAGCATCGCCAGCGGCAGGGGCATCCCTGAGGATCTGGCCGCCTGCCGTGACGCGGAGGGTAACTTCCGCTTTGCCTACAACCGCGCCGACGAGCAGTTGAGAGCCGACACCATCCAGCAGGCCGCGAGCACGAAGAACATCACGCCCATCTATATCCAGGACTACATCCGCGAGCTGACGCCTCAGACCATCATCGGTCAGGTGGGCGCCCGCATCCAGAGCGGCATCACGGGACAGTGGAACTTCCCGACCGTGAAGGGCCTGAAGGCGACGTGGTATGGCGAGAACGACGCCGTGACGCCTCAGACGATGGAGTTTGGCGTGAAGACGATCACGCCGCACCGTCTGCCGATCCGCGTGGATATCTCCAACCGTGCCATCAACCAGACGGCAGGCGCTATCAGCAGCCTCGTGGTCGAGACGATGCGCCTGAAGCACACGCTCGCCCTGAACGAGGCCTTCATCGCCGAGACCGCCGCAGCCAACGCCCCGACCAGCCCGCTGGCCAGCATTCCCGAGGGCAACACCATCGCCGCCACGGGTGGCAGCTCGACGCTGACGCGCCAGCTCTTCCTCGACCTTCGCTCGAAGGTGAACGAGGCCAACGTGCCGGTGAACGCTCCCTGCTTCATCATGGACTGGAAGGCCTACGCCGAGCTGGCCAACACGCCCATCGACAAGGGTAGCGGCCGCTTCCTGCTCGACCTCTCGACGAACACGATTGACGGTGTGCCCGTGATTCCGACTAGCCTCTGCAAGAAGGGCACTATCTACTACGGTAATTTCGGCTACGCCCTGGTGGGTCAGTTTGGCCCGATGACCATGGGCATCGACACCACGTCCGTGAGCGTGCTCTCGACGAACACGGTGGCCATCGTCATCAACTCCGAGTGGGACTTCTTCGCTCCGTATCCTGAGGCATTCGGAAAGATCACCTATACTGCAGCATAGACCAGGCAGGGCCCGCGGAAGGCGGAGCGCATAGGCCGCGGGCCCGCTGGTTTATGTATGAACATATTACAATTTATAGAAAAAACAGAAAAATGGCAGTAACGCAAGAATATATGAACGGCAGCAACGTGCTGTTTTCCGTCGGCGGCAAGGGCCTGGGGCATAGCACCACGCACTCCGTCACCTTTAACACCGAGACGAAGGAGCGCGGCGTGAAGCCTCCCATGAAGGAGAAGACCAAGAAGGCCCTCTTCAGCGGCAAGGGCGTGACGAAGATGAGCATCAGCGTACATGGCGAGGGCTTCCGCTACAAGGGCGAGGAAGAGCTCAGCCTGGACGAGGTGCGCAAGCTGTGGGGCGCCGGACAGAGCGTGGAGCTCTCCTGCTTCGAGCGCGAGGGCGACGCTACGCCCTACCTGAAGGGCAAGTTTGTCATCACGAAGGTGGAGGAGACGAGCCCCGCGCAGGACGATGCCACCTTCACCGTCGATTTCGAGAACGACGGCGAGCCCGAGGTGTATCCCGGTCAGACCGCTGCGACCGATCCCGGCCACGGCGGATAGTGAATAGGGAAACGATTCCATAACATAGCATCGCTTTACTTTTTTGATTTGATTGATCGGGCGGGAGCGGGTTTCCTGCTTCCGCCCTTTCTCATTAACGAACCAAGGACGAAGACCATGCCCAGATATATCGACGTGGATAGTGCTATCCACTTTAGCCGGCTCCGGTACGCCAGCGACCTCGACAAGGAAGAGGTGGCCCAGTTTATCGACGCCGCCGAGCAGACGCTCGCCTCCGACTTGCAGGTCGGCGACCTGAAAGAGCTGGAGACCGCGCCTGGTGCGCTGCCCGCTGACCTGAGGCAGGCGCTGCTGATTCTGACCGGTGACAACTACCGAGAGCGTGAGAGCGTGAGCGCGGCCCAGCTCTACCGGAGCCCGCACTACTGGCACCTGATCTACGCCCATGTGAACTACGAGGCCCATGATTAGAGCAGGACTGCTGGACGAGGTGTGTGACGTGGTGCGCTACGAGAAGAGCACGGACAAGTTTGGCGCCGACACGGGACAGTGGACGGTGGTGGCCGAGGGCGTGCCCTGCCAGGTGAGCCACAAGCAGAGCGGGTTCGGCGAGCTGAACGGCGAGGTGGTCTATCAGCATGTGACGACCTTCGTGTTTCGCTATACTGACGCCCTGCGGGAGTATGACCGACTGCGCTGGGACGGCAGGACGTACCAGATAGAGGGAATCGACCGGAGCAGGCGTCGGCTGGGCGAAATGCCCGTGACGTGCAGCCTGCTCGGGATGACCGATGAGCTGCCGTGATTTACCATTTATAAATATTAGAAAAAAATATACTAAGATGAGTGAAACTATAGTAAACATCCCGCGCAGCTCTCTGAGCGCCGGGTCTGCTATCTACTCCGTATTGAAGGACCTGCTCGGCGAGGGCCATGTGCGCCCCGTGGTGAGCGAGAACGAAGTGACGCTGCCGCTGGTGACGTTCCGCCGTGTCGATGCGCGATCGCTGGATGAAAAGGGCCGCAGCGGCTACGACGAGGTGTGTTACGAGGTGGTGGTCTTTGCGAAGACCTACGGCGAGGGCGTGGAGACGATGGAGCGCGTGAGGAAGCAGCTCATGGGCCGTATCGTCGCCAGCGAGGAGGAGGACGGCTTCGCCATGACTATGGACTGCGTGAAGCTGGTCGGTGGCGAGGAGAGCTGGAAGGATGGCGCCTTCGTGCAGACCATCCGCCTGTCGTATCATGTGGCGCTGGGGAAGGTGAAGCAGAAGATGGTCTATGAGTACACCTTGAGCGCGGCGAAGTGGGGCACGATCATTATCCCATTCAGTTGCGCGAAGCCAGACGGGCTGAAACTGTACGAGGCGCTCTCGCTTGACGCGAACGGGAAAATCGTCATGAATGAGGTCCAACGTTTCGAAGCCAATACTCCATACATCGTCGGCGGAACCCCTGGGAAGTATAAGCTGGAAGGATATGCAGGCAAGCATGCGGACAAGTACACAAAGGGTATCCTTACAGGCGTCTATTCTGAACAAGAGCCGCCTGTTGATTCGTATGTTTTGCAGAATCAAGACGCGGGGGTCGCTTTCTACCAGCATCATGTTGCGGGGAACGGTGTGACGGTCCCTGCTTATCGCTGCTACATCGAGCCCCAGGAGGGCGCAGGAGGCTCTGCCAGTATGCCGGGCGGCGGTAGTTCGCAGCCGGATCCAGCGAAGCCGAAGCGCACGCTGACGGTCCGCTCG